ATGAATGATTTTTTTAGAGTTATCGGTGCAATATTCGTTTTTGGACTTGCTTTTTTCTATACTTTTTTATGTATTTTTATGCCGATTGGTGTTTGGTATTTAGTTATTAATCTTTAAAAAAGGAGTAAGTGGTGGTTTTTCCTATTTTTGGACTGGCTAATAAAGATGGTGAACCTTTAGTTATTGGTTTTGCTGGAAGTGCAAGAAGTGGTAAAGATACTGCTACAGAATATTTGTGTAAGCGTTATCGTTGTTTACATTATTCTTTTGCTAAACCTATTAAAGAAGCATGTAAAATTATGTTTCAATTAACTGATGAGCAAGAAAAGAATAAAGAAGAAATAATAGAACCTTGGGGATATTCTCCAAGAAAAATGTATCAGCATATAGGAACTGATATTGGTAGGTCTTTGGATCCTAATATTTGGGTAAAAAACGCTGAGATTTTTCGTAAAAAAAATATTGGTCGTACAGTTGTAATTAGTGATGTACGTTTTACGAATGAAGCTTTTTGGATTAGAAGTAAAGGTGGTGTAGTTATAAGAATCCATAGACCTAATAAAAAACAAATTAAAGAAAGTAGTCATGCTTCAGAACATGGCATGAAAGTTGGAGATTATGATTTTACTATTGTTAATGACGGTACTATTCAAGATTTGTATGACAAGTTAGATTTGTTTACAGATAATTCTATACACGGAATACCTAGTGTTGTATAAATATTATAATTGCTGTATAATCTTAGAGTGAAAGTTTTTTTGGACTCGGGTGCAATTCCCGACACCTCCACCAATTCCAATGGCCTACTATGAACGGTTTACCAAATTAAGGGGGGTGAAATAGTTTCGACAGGAGAATGGAAACTATAGGACAGCACGGAGAAGCATGATGGCTCCGTTATCAATTATGCATACTTTAAACGCTAACGATTACGAATTAGCGATGGCTGCATAGTCAGTCGGAGTCCGAGGGTACTTGGCAACAGAAACCCTCATCTTTTTCCTTGTATTTGTATTCTCATTATGTTATAATGAGATGTTTGTTATGATGAAATGAGTAAAATTTTCATCATGTATTTTAATCCTATATAGGAGATGTTTATGAGTACTATGAAGCGTGGTCAGCCTAAAGTTGGCCGAAGAAATGCTCGCAAAATGACTCGTCTTGAGTGTGAGCTAACAGATTTACCCCGGTGGGTTCAGATTTATACGAGCCCTGCTACTGGTGAAGTTGCGTTTAAGAACGCTGACATTGCTGGTGGTGCGAAGTCTGTTTATGCTATCCGAAAGAAACTTTCTAAGTTTTGGGGATAAGCATTAATTAAAAATAGGGACTCTTTATGAGTCCCTATTTTTTTTCTTTATAAATATTGTTATGAAATATATAAAACAAAAATTCAGCGAAGGAGGAGACTATGATTCGGAACCTCCTTCAGTATATAAAAAAGAGTAAATACTCAAAGATATTATTTAAAGTGTATATTGTTTGGTGTGTGATAGCAGATTTAACATTATTGGGTGGTATTGTTTGGGGTTTTATTTATTTTTGGTAGGTTAAAATGAAAAAATTTTTGATATGTATTTTTGTTATTGCAATGACTTTTCCTGTTTCATGTACTGTTAATTCTATTAGTAGTGCATTTGATAATAAAGTGTTTTTTGTACCTAATTTTTATAATTTTAAAAATGAAGTTAATTGTTTAGCTCAAAATGTTTATTTTGAAGCTAGAGATCAACCTACTAAAGGTCAAATTGCAGTTGCACTTGTTACGATAAATCGTGCAAAGAGTAAAAGATTTCCAAATACTATTTGTAAAGTTGTTCATCAAGCAAGTCGATATAGTAATGGTAAGTTAATTAAAAACAGGTGTCATTTTTCTTGGTTTTGTGATGGGTTATCTGATAAGCCAAAAGATAAGTTAGCTTGGAAAATATCTGTGTTAATTGCTAAAGCAATGTTGAAAAGAAATGATATGATAGAAGATTTTTTACATGGTTCTACGCATTATCATAGAAAAGACGTTAATCCCTATTGGAATAGAAAAATGATTCGAGTTACAACTATTGGAGATCATATATTCTGGAAGGATTACTTAAACGATTGACTACGTTGGAGGTACATAGAATGAGTAAAGATAAGAAACAGGATGTAACGCAGCCGTCAGTCGAAGAATGTGGTATATATCTTCTGATGGATGAGATTTCTGATGCTAGTTGTAAAGATGTTATTACTTTTATTATTTCAAAAAATGTTACAAAACCATATCCAAAATATTTACAGATTGTAATTAATTCTAGTGGTGGTGATTTACAATCTGCTTTTGCTGTTATAGATACAATGAGAGGTAGTGCAATACCTGTCCGTACAGTTGGATTAGGTTGTGTTGCTTCAGCTGCTGTAATGATTTTTATAGCTGGTGAACCCGGTCATAGAATATTGACACCAAATACTTCTATACTGTCTCATCAATATTCTTGGGGTACATATGGTAAAGAACATGAATTATTCAGTACAGTTAAAGAATATGAATTAACTACCGAAAGAATGGTTAATCATTATAAGAAATGTACAGGTTTAAGTGAAAAGAAAGTGAGAGAACATTTACTACCACCTCAAGATATTTGGTTGAGTGCTAATCAAGCTAAGAAACTTGGTATTTGTGATAGTGTTAGAACTACTTACTAAGGAGAACTAGAATGAAAATAACAATGAGCGATACTGTAATGAAAGATGGCAAAATTGTTAATATTGTAGGTAAAGAAGAAGAAAGTGAGCCTATAATTATTTCTGATGTGATTCCTATGTTTATTAAAGATGAAAATGGTAGGTGGATTAAAAATCCTGAGTATGTTGAATGTGATAATTAAATGACTATTGATTTAAATTTAACAATAGAAGAAATTGTTAAAACAAAAGAAATATCTTATATAGATGCTGTTTTGTTTCATGCTAAATCCATTGAGATTGAACCTGAAGGAATGGCAAAGATGTTGAATCAATCTATAAAAGATAAAATAGAAGTTGAAGCACAGGAGCTTCATCTGTTGAAAAAGACTGCTAAACTTCCTTTATAAGAATAGTAAGTCTTATATTATGATACAAAGTAATACAAATAATATAACGTAATAAGGAGTAATAAGTATGACAAGTTTTAAAGAAATGAAAAAGAACCGCATGGCTAATTTGGAATCTCTTTCCAAACAAGTCGAGAAACTCGCAGAAAAACCTTCCTATGAAGATGAACGGATCTGGAAACTAGAACGGGATAAGACCGGTAATGGTTATGCAGTAATTCGTTTCCTCCCTGCATCAGAGAATGAAGATGTACCTTGGGTTCGTGTTTGGACTCATGGTTTCAAAGGTCCCGGTGGTTGGTATATCGAAAACTCTTTGACAACTCTTGGCAAAGATGATCCTGTATCAAAAGCAAATACGGCTTTGTGGAACTCTGGTATTGATTCTGATAAGAATATAGCTAGAGATCGTAGACGTAAATTGAATTACTATTCAAACATCTATGTTGTCGAAGATAGTTTAAATTCTGAAAACGAAGGAAAAGTATTTTTGTTTCGTTACGGAAAGAAAATCTTTGAGAAGATTACTGGTGTTATGAATCCAGAATTTCAAGATGAAACTCCTATCAATCCTTTTGATTTGTGGGAAGGGGCAAACTTTAAATTGAAGATGCGTCAAGTAGATGGTTTTCCAAACTATGACAAATCTGAATTTACTGATGTTTGTCCTCTTGCAGAAGATGAAAAGAAACTGGAAGAAGTTTGGAAATCACAATATTCTTTAAGTGAAATTGTTGATGAAAAGAATTTCAAAAGTTATGCAGAACTTGAATCAAGATTCAATACTGTAATTGCACATGAAGGGAATGAGTTTGTTGGTACTATTGAAGAAAGTACTGAGGATCCTGTTGCAACAGGTGAAAAGGCTGATGAGACTTTGGATTACTTCAAGAAGTTAGCTGAGCAAGAGTAGTATAACTTTAACTTTAGTAAGGAGATTTATTATGAACAAGAAAGAAATGAAACAAGTTGTATATCCATTGACCGCTGAAGAATTTAAAGAAAGTGAGAAAATTACTTCTCAGGATGTTTTAGATTTGGTTAATGAAGCGGATATTGAAGTAGAGTAAGAGGAGAGGGACTTGGTTAATTCCAAGTCCCTTTTTTTAATGCATTTCAGCATTATGACCTTGTGGTGATTGACCATTTATATCTGTTTTAATTACTGCAGTAGTATTCCCACCTCTTTGAGAGTTATCTACATTATTGATAACAGTAGTATTTCCTCCCATCATTCCCATTTCCATCGGTGTAAGTGCTGATAAATTCCTACCTGCCATAGAACTATCTGATATTGGTTGTATATGAACAAATTCTGGTCCATCTTCACCTGCAAGATATAATTTTGGACCGTTAATTCTTTCAGTTACTCCTTTAGCAGCTGCTTGAAAATGGAAGTGTGCGCCCATAGATGCTGTTGTCAAATCTGAATGTGGAGTACCTCCAATGCTTTTATCATCTGGCTTTAATCCAGCACCTTTCCTCATGGCTTTAACTATAGCTTCCCATACACCCTCTCTTTCTCCATGAGGTATTTTAGTATTTCTTAAATCAAATGCTTGACCAATAAGATGTTTTGAATTGTCTGCACCATTAACTCTATCATTTTCTGCTTCTGTTCGTTTACCGCTAGTGAAAACAGGGGGACCGTATCTAGGTTTCCATGCAGAATTAATAGCATTTACTACATTCATCAAACCACCAAATTTATACCAACGCATACCGACAGATTCATGTTCATAATCTGGCTTAAATGAGGGTATATAGGAGAGTTTGCTGGGAATAAATTTGAATTTATCTACGTTAAATTGGTCCTTCGTGTGAGATACTCCAGCACCAGCTTGGCGATTCCAATTTTTAGCAGTGCTTTGAATTAATGCTTGACTTTTTCCGGTGTTTAGTTCGCCACCCCCTTGACTACCAGGATAGTTTTCACCATACATATTTTTTGGTGTATAACCCTCAGGACCTTCTTGACCCATACTATTATTAGGATTAACTTGGCCAGTTCCAGCTTTATTTTCTGGCATTCCTAAACCAAATGGCGTAATCAATTTGTTCCATAAACCTTTAACTGAGTTCATAAAAAAATTCTTTATTCTTTTTAATTCACTTTTCATCCAGTTCCACAATTCATCCGCAGCTTTTTCTATTGACAAATCAGGATCAATCCAGGTTTTAGGATCTGGCCACCAATACCACATATAAGATTCTAACCAATCTCCAAAATCCCAATTCATTTTTTTACGCCATTTTGTAAAACGCTCACCAAGGTTCCATTCTTCACCAGGTTGATACGTTTTACCAAAGATTTCAATCGTTCCATCTTTGTTATAGGACCATGCTTTTGGAAATATGTTTTCAATTAATCTTTGAGCTAACCATCCAGCAGTACCAATAATCATATCGTCTACAAAAAACTTCATGGCTTTGTCTGCAGCTGCTTTTGTTCCCACCCACATCTTTGCGCCTAAGGTCGGGTCTGCTAAACCTTTAGCTTTAGCTTCATCTTGTAATGCTTCAGAAGCCTCAAATCCTGCCATGATGGATTCGTAAAATCCATATGCATAATAGAGTGGTCGTATCATTTTGAATAAAAATCCAGCAGCTCCTAAAAACCTAACTCCCTTTCCTCCCCACTTTTTTACAAATTCTGTAAATTTTGTCCATACTCCTGGTTTAGAGTCTCCGCCAGCTTTGCCTATTTTTTCACCATCACCAATAAAATCAGTTAATGGTTTAAAGAATGCATTAATACGGGCTGTCATTCTTGTCCATCTTTCGCTGACATTAGTTACAACTTTACTTTCTTTGATTCTTTTAATTAGACCATCATATCTTTCTAACCATTTATTAAATATTTCTTTTATTTTGCTGGGTTTATTGGCTTTATCTGGATCCGTTTTAAAAACTTTAGCCCATTTCTCGAACATTAGTTGTAAACCACTAAATGTGGCTCCAAAACTTTCCCATGATTTGCTAGCGAACAACGCAGCCAAACCAGCAAGACCAGCAGTAACGGCTACAAGTAAAATACCCATTCTTTTTAATACTCCAAACCAACCAGCTCCACCACCACTAATTCCTTTTGAACTACTGGTATCACTACCGCCACCTAGAGCAGCCTTCTTTCTTGCTTCAAATATAGATTCCATTGAAGGTGCAAAGGTTTTTTTAAGTTGATCTAAAGATTTTTTACTAAAGTAACCAACTTCTACTTTTGTGGGTGTTTCTGGCAT